ATTCATTTTAGCATATGCTTCTGCAATACTATTAATTTCTTTGGAGTTCATTTCCAGACAACACAATTCTTATAAAGATATTTATAATTAATCTTTCATTGACTTTAAATACTCTTTTTCCGTTTGATAGGGAACTATTTCACCAGTATAATGTTTCCATCCTTCTTGAATATCGGGAACTAACCATTGGTCAACACGGTAACAATATTTCCAGTTCACAGGTTGTATACAATTCATCACAACTACCGTCCAAAATGCTGTAGCGTAATTAAGAATCGTATACATTAGAATACGAAAGTTGTGAGTGCCGCATACCCAATCAATATAACACACAGCCTAGAAAGCACAGCATAGTATTTGCGAATTGGTGTGCCGAAATATTGTTGTCCGATCATGAGACACTTATGTGCGGGTGAGATTAAGTAACCAGAATACTCCGTGCAAAGGAACCATACCAGATAATTAGGTCCAAAGATTGCTACAAGAGCAGAGGTCATACCAGCATACTTACCAGATGAACCCATGATGTAAGCAGCAACCATAGCAACTAAAGAAGCAGGTATAAGCATCCCAGGCGTTGCTGCATTGAGATACTCCATCACTGGTCCTTTCACCAATCCCACCACACCACCAAGAGCAAGAACAAGTGTGGCAACGATGGCAAACTTACCATCCAACCACTTACCCCATTTCCAATCTTTGAACACAATGGAATAGTAGATTGCCATTCCAAGGAACCAAGGGAAGAAGAAGATTGCCCCACCTTTGCCTGTATTCAATAGAAGAATAACAGTAGCAATCAGTGGTGCCCATCCAGTAAGAGCACGACGCCAGTTGAACTCACGAACATAATCTAGATTAGGGACAACAGATGATACAGGAACTTTAGTAAAGATATACCACCAGGTATATGTCAGGGTGATAAGCAAAGGAACAATAGTATATCCCAAGAATGTTCCATAGGATATACCCATCACTGCCATAGGTAGAACAACAGTTTTCTCTAGTGGAGACCACCAGTAGTAATGGTGGACTGATAAGTAATCAATCACACCAAAATCAGAACGACGCTCCTGATCTCGTGGAGCAATACCATCTAGGAGTGGTGCAGACAATGCTACACGTCCAGGGATAGGAAGTATACCACCCAACAGTGAGGTGATAATAACAAGGACGCGGTTG